TACTCCAGTTCCGACTAATGTTAAAGTTTGAGATGGTCCAATGGTTGTGGACAGACCATCTTCGGACAATCCATCAGATTCTCCACCAGTTAGAATATCATCAATATCCTCAACACCAGTATCAATAACTTCATCTCCAAGACGGAACAATTCACATCTTAACTCATAAACATAATTCTTTTGTAATTGATAAAAAGGCTTTTCGTGCTCTACAAATTTTATTTCAAATAAACGATCCCCAAGAGGGAAGTAAATTAAGTCTCCCTCTTTTGGTCTAGTTGACAATTTGATATTTTCTTCATTCTTTATAAGAGGGGAAATATAAGTTTCAAATCTCTCCTTTGATATAATTAAAGTTATCTCATTTGTTGCCTGAATTCCAAACTTAGATAAAATTGTAGATGTGTCTCCATATCCCTCAAAGTTATCAACATATGCTTCTATTGGATATGCATCATCAAATTTTGATTGTATTACTTCCTTTATAACAGTATTTTCGGAAATATATTTTCTTGGGAGATAATGCACCTCAACACCATACATCCTCAACTGTTCATTAATGAGATCTTGAATTAAGTTTTGTTCAGACCTTGATCCTTGCTGAAAGTATGGGTTAAGCATATCTTTAACCAATCATGTCCATAGGGGGAATTTCATAAGTATTAGACATTATTTCTCTTATATTATCTAATTCCTTTTGTGCATCATCATAGATTTGTCTACCATTCAATTCAATACCTCCAGGCAATTTAACTCCCTGGAACTTCATTAGATTTTGTCCCCATTGACGTTTGATTAATTGAGTTACATATCTTTTAAGGAAAGAGTCATTCCAAACTCTTGTAAATTCATTTGGATTAAGTAATCTATAACAATCAAGGACGATATAATTATCCTTACTCAATTCTGCAAAATCAATGTCTAAGTAAAGTCTATCTTGTCTTTGATTAAATCTAATTTGTTTTTGTGTGTTCAACAAAAAGTCCATATCTTCAAGATAGGATCTTGTCATTGCATAAGTCAGTAATTCAGTTCCTCCAAAATAATATATGTCATTGAGGAACATTTGATATTTTACACTGAACATATTATTAGTTACAGTGTTGGCACCATCAAATTTGAAAATTTTAGTTATCCCAATAACTGATGGTGGTACTTGAATATAATTACTATTCTCTTCATATGAGAAAGTTACTGTTTGATTATCAATAGTTGCATCTGCAGTTGTGGTTACGATTCCAACTGTTTTGTTATTTCCTCTTGTTCTACCCCTATCAATATCTGCTTCAGTAATTTTATACTTTAAAAAAGTTTGAACAACACCATCAAAATGTCTTTCATAAAAATACTGTAGTGCATCATCTATTAGATCATCAATTTGCTCATCGGCAACATTGATTTCTAATACTGGTGCCCCCAGTTGTCTCTTACAGTAGTTTACGAGGTCAGACCTGCTTGCGGGTTGAGCCATTTATACACTAATTCCGTAACTATATTTATGATGGCGCTGTAGTTATTCCTGCGATAACTAAAACATTGCCGTTTACAATACTATAAACTGTGGTGCCTGAACTTACTAATACATTATAAACGTATCTACCTTCATTCAAACTTCTTGTTTGTGTAGAGTTTAAAGATACTTTAAACTTACCATCATAGGCACTTGTAAATCCAACAGAGAACGAAGTGGTAATACCAAGAGTTGCTCCAATAGCAACACTCTTTGACATTGCAGATGATGCGCTATAACCAGTAAGATTAAAGGCACTATTAGAAGTATTAACGACATTAAAATTTGTCGCAAAATCTGATCCAGTGTGAATGGTTAGATTAACACCTTTTGGAACTCCAGCATCAGGATCAAAGGTTACGTTCTTAGTTGCCATTTGCTAAACCCATTACTTGCATTGTTTCCTGCTGTTTATAATAAAGTTTACAAAAACACTTAGCAATATTTCTAAGTTCTTCGAGATCACTACAACTATCTATTTCACCGGACAACTTAGTATATTCAAAACTTTTAGAAAGATTATCTAAACTAATATCATTTGGGTCCATTGATTAACTCCTTTAATAGTGACTTAATTTCGTTAATGTCATCTTTCATACTAGCAACTTCTTCCTCAATTGTTTGTACTTTTTGATGCTCTTTATTATTCACCTCACGTCTTGCAATGTATTTTTCATGATCTAAAGAATTCATATTTAATATCGCTCCAGTATGCGGATCTCGCCTGAGATCCGCGTGATCTTTTACCTTATACATCATGCTAAAGCTAGAACTCTAAGATCTTTAATTCTTGGAACATAAGTTTGATTTGTTCCAGTAAGTAAAATCTTAATTCTATAAGATCTAAATGTTGGTAATTGTTCAACACTAAACGTGTGCTCTTTGAATTCGATGGATCCACTATCAAATCCGAATGTAGGAGTCTTACCTACAAGCACATCTGGATCTCCGTTGTTGTTAGCTGCATCAATAATTTGACCTCTAGAATTAATATTTTTGTATCCAGGGAATGGAACAAAGATGGGATTAAATCCATCTTTATTACTTATGGCATAGAATGCTTTAATTCCAGAATAATCATTGATGTGAGCATCAAGAATAATTTTGAGAGAAGTTGCAGGATTCGTCAATTTAATTTCTTTTGAAATATACTGACAAGCTGTTGGATCGTCAAAAACTCCGTTTACTCTTGAATCTGTTGCAACATCGACTATTACATCGTTTACTCTATTAGAGGAAAGAATGGTGCTAACTCTTTGACCATCAAGAACAGGTGAAATATGAGAATCAGTTGTTACCATATTGACTCTCATTTGAAGAGATTTAGATCCTTCAATATTAACCAATTTAACATCTTCATTTACCTTAGAATAAATCATTCTAGTAGAATCAAGATAGTTTGGTGAATTAACTACCAGAGGTTCAAATCCATTATCAACATAAGGAATTTCATTGCCACTAATACTCTTACCGGTAACAGTTCTTACTTCTGCACTAATAGAAGTTCCTCTTGTAGTTACATTCTGAACAATTGGTGTAATAATCTCAAAGGGCATGTTTTGAGTTGCCTTGATCTTAGTTCCACCAGAAGACTTAGTTGCACCAATATAAAGTTTTGGATGACCAACATCATTGCTTCTGTCATCATTTTCAGAGTTGAACTTCTCAGACATATCTAACTTAATATTGTAAGAATCATAAGTAATCGAGTTTCCGATAGAAACTTCACTTAATGTGTGAGTTTTATTGATTCTACTTAAGTTAACTCCACCAAGTTCATACTTAAATACTGGAGTTCCAACGGGATATGTGACTGAATTTGTTCCTCTTATAATATTACCACCAATACTATTGCCAGTGACTGAGGTATATTCAATTATTTCTTCACCAATCATAAGATAACCAGTATTGGTTGTGCCAACACCAACATTTTCAAAAGATGTGAAGTTAGTGGCATTATCAACAGATAGTCCACTAGTTGAATCTGATGCATAAGATGCACTCAGTTTTGTTGGTTTGATGTCAGGAGAAACTCCAGAAATAATAACTCTATTATCAGTGAAATACATTCCATGATTTTGATGATTCACTTTCAAGTGAAGTCCGTCAGTGTCAACATTGATAGTTGAAACTTGAACATCACCGCCTACTCCTCCAGGAAGACCATAATTAAGTTCAGTTGTAATTCCTGCACTATTGACATACATCATAGTTTTTGCAGCACCAACTGCAAACTCACCTTGAACATTTTCAAATATAAGTTCATTGGTTTGACCAATACCAGTGACTGTGAGTCTTACATTTCTACCAACGGATGCGTTACCGATGGTTGTAATTCCAAGAACATCACCGACTTGATATCCATTACCGCCTGCGTTGCTAATGGTTGCACCACTTGCAACTATGACTCCATCAGAAACGGTAATTTCAGCCTGAGCACCTCTACCATTACCACTCAGAGTAACAAGATTAACTCCAGTAAAAGTAAGTGATCCGTCATTTGGAGTCAGACCAATACCAGCATTTGAAATTGTCAGATTACCAACAGCAGTTCCTGCAGTTCCAACCAAGTCGCCAGTTGCATTAGTTGTTTGTTGTGAGAAAGTATTACCAAGTTCATATCCAGAATCTGCAACTGTAGTTCCAAGACCAACTCTAATCTTTCTGGAACTAAGTTCAATTGCATCAGGTTGAAGAGTTGGAATTTGTCTATTACCCTCAGTCAGTTCAGGACTATAGAATTCTACAGTTCCAGAATCAATAAAGTCCGCTCTATACATTATAAACTTAAGATCTTCCCATTGACTTGCTTCCCAAGTCGATGCGTTTTGAGACTTAAACAAAGATCCAAGATATGGTTGATTGGAGATAAAGGTGTCACTAAGGAGATCATTCTCACCAATTCTTGAGATGTAGACGCTATACTTAGTTGAGTTAGATGCAAGAGCAATTGCATATTCTTGACCACCTTCTAAGAAAACAGGAGCCTTAAATTCAATTGTAGTTGCAACTGATCCATCATCAGAAAGATCAATATCTGCAGGATCAATAACAATTTCAGAGAAGGGAAGAATTTTTTGAGTTGGGAATCCATTCTCCATGGTTCTAAGTTGGAATACCAAAGGAACATCATTATCGTCTTTTGTTCTAAAGTAAACATCACACTTGGTAACGAATACTCCTGTTTCCTCTTCAACTAAGAAAGATTGTGCAAGAGGGTCATACCATCCAACAATATTTTCTTGAGAAGATTGATTAACAACTTGAGATCCTACAACTTCTGTTCCAAGATTTCTGTTTACGTTTCTTTCTTGGAATTCTTGTCTTTGTTCTACTCTTGCGTTTCTTACCGAAATAATATTTTCTTGAACTGTTTCAAGTGTTCCTGAAGCAGTAAACCCTTCTTCAGCAATAGTTGTTGCTACGTTGGGATCATTATCAATATCATTGGTAAGAGTAAAAACTTTAGTTCCTGTTTCAAATCTTGGATGAGTAAGAACGTTTGGATCTGGAATAAAGAAACTACCAGTTAGATTTGCTGCAAGATCAGAGATAAGTCTTACGTTTGTAATCGTTGCTTCTGCACCACTAGTTGATCCCTTAAGAACCATTCCTTCTGCAACATAACCGCTATATTGTCCCTGCGCCTCATTAGACAGAGAGAATGTATCAACATTCAAGATAGTTGAAGTTGCAGAATATACGGAAGGAAGGGGAGATCCAATATAAGGATTCTCTCTAAAAACCTGATCAGGTGCATTATATTCGCCTTCTCTGTGATTGGATTGAGAAACTCTAAATGTAATTCTTGGTCTGTTTCCTCTTTCAACTGGACCAAGACCAGTATCAACCATTCTACCAACAACAGTTTCACCAATCTGGAATGTTCCAGATGCCATTTCAATCTCAAGGAGTTTAGGTACACAATACTTGGTTACATTTTCACCATCAAAGAAACCATACATTTGAGTTAGGGGCTTCATTCTCTTAGAAACAAACTCAATGTTTCTTGATCTCATAGTTGCAATCAGGTCTCTACTTACAGTTCTGTCTCCAACAGACTCTCTATCAAACTGTTCAGTAACAACTGTTTGTAAACCAGTTCTTGATTCAACTCCAGTTTGAATAGTTTCTCTTAATGTGTCCTCTACAGTAGTTGTAGTTGTAGTTTCAAGAATTCTTGCAGGGTTTCCAAAACCTCCACTAAAGTTATTAATCCAACCACCAACACCTCTTCTACCACCCGTTGAAGACTGAGTTCTTCTTACTGTAGTATCATTAAATTCAAATCCAGTCCAGTTAGTTTCCCAAGCGTTCCAAACGATAGGAGCAAAACCAGTTTGTGGATCAAGATTTTCTGTCCTCCTCAACATTTCAACTGTTGAACTATAGTCACCCTCAACATCGATGACTTTAGCTTCAAGTCTCACAGTGTCTACCCAGGTATCAGAGGCAGGGGTAAGTTCCATAGTCCCTTGCCAGAAACTAATTAAGAAAGGAGTAACACTTTCAGTTCTAGTAGCAAATGGTTGATTAATATATTCAACTTCGCTATAGTCAAGTGTAATTACATCATTTGCCTTTCTAATATTATTACCCTCAATAGTGGCAAAATTAAGATCTGCTGTTAAATCAGTATCAACAACAGGGCCAAAGATGAGATCAACAGAGTTTGTATAATGTCTTGGTCTTAACTCTTTATGTGCCCTATCAATACTATTTTTAATTTTAAGTCCATCTTCTTGAGCTGTAAATCCAGTAAAATTATCAACGAAGAAACCAGACTTAAATCTATTCAAACCATCAGCATCTGCAACAAACATATTTGCAGTGGTAGTTTCTAAAGTAGAAAGAGATGTATAATATTCAAGACTTGAAATTCTATTTTCAAGTTTCTTGATATCTGTCATTCTAAATCTCTTATGTTCTAAGAATCTAAGAGATGCTTGCTTAACATTATATAAGAATGGAGGTAAAGTAATTTCAGCAACTTCAAGTGCTTCATCAATTGGGTTTGGTCTTTGAGGAAGTTCTGATGGAGTTCCATATACAACTTGAAACTTACCTTTTTTGTCTAAGAATACTCTGTCAATTCTACCAAGATAATGGGAGAATGTTGTAAGAATTGCCTCATCAGATGCTAAAGCGTTAGTTGCAGAGTTTCCTGCAGCATTAAATGTTCTTCCAAGGAATTCTAGTGGAGATCTGCTACCCTCAGATGCAGTATATTCAGAAACTCTTGGACGGATATCAATTATATCAGAGTTTGCAAATCCATTTACAGATTTAATCTGAGTCGCATAATCAAAATTTTTGTAAGATTCTACTGTTGTAATGTCACCATTATCAGTGGATTCATAAGAAGCACTCAGATAATAGATTTTAAGTTTCTTAGCAGGTGCTATAGATCCTTCTTTTCTTTCCAGTCTTGCATGATCGTAGAAAGTTTCTTCTTGACCAGTTCTAAACTTAAAGTTGCCGGAAATGTCAAAACTATCAGAATTTAAAGTTGAGACAATTCCTTGAATTCCCGTCTCTTGGAAGGTAACAGTTTCACCCTCTACAAACTGAATATCATTCTTATAAATGAACGAAATCTGGCCTGAAGTTAGTTTTTCTGCAACAATTGCCTCAGATCCCGTTGTTTCGCCAATAAAGGACTCCCCAACTAACAATTCAGCAGTAGTTGTAGATGTACTGTTGATGTTAGATAAAGTGACTTTAGGTGCAGTCGCATCATTCGTATCCGCAGATTCAAATACGCCATGAATCTCAATAACATCTGGAACATTCAGAGAGATTGTATGATCTTGAACTCTTGTTCCATATGGGTAGTTTCCATGAGAAAGTCCATCATTTAGAGTTGTAGATCCAGTGCCAGATGCTTGATTGTTTGACTTATCAACAATTAGAGTCTTGACTCTGTTTTTGATTTTAATCTTAGATGTTGGTTTTACTTTTTTAAGTGATGCAATTAAAGTAGCACCAGTATCATTAGAACCAAGACCATATATGTTCAGTCCAGTTCCTGCAGTATTGACTTCAATTTTATCTGAAGATAAAGCTTCTGTAGTTCCGTCAGATCTGATAAGTGCATATCTCTCTTCATCAAATGGTAAGAAAGATTCATTTGCATCTGCAGTAATTTGAGAGGAAAGTTGATTAGAAGTAATGTCAACACTAAATGTTTTTCTTACGGTAAGACTTGCATCACTAAGATCGACAGTAGCGATATCAGTTTTAGGTAGTAATGTATAAAGAGTATTATCGGAAGATGAATCAAGTTTTGTAGTTACTAATCTAAAGTCACTAACATCAATACTTGATGTTGGGAGAGATCCTGCTACAACTCCAGGAACCGGAGTAACTGCTTCGATTGCAATAGTATTAGTGCCAACACTTGTCACTCTGGACATTGTTGGATCGGTCAGAGTTGCTGATGAGTTTGTATATTCTACATGATCGCCAACTGTAAACGCTGCAGGGAAAGAATTATTAGAACTTCTTACTGTACTAACACCACCAGATGAAGCAGTAATAGTTGCCACACCAACAACAATTGATGGTGACTGAATAACATCAGCATTGAAAGTGTTAATGCCAGTGTTACCATCATTGGTTGCATATACTGACTTAACATCTGCTAATGTGTGTGCTGTTACTGCAATTGCAATTCTTCCATCAGGCACACCATCAAAAATAAGAGATTCATTTTGTATAAAATCTCCTTCTACCTCATACACTGTCAGTGCGGTTCCTACAGTTACGGCATCTTTTAGGAATCCAGTAGCACCACTATTAGATCCTTTAATAAAGGTTGGAACAGAAAGGGTGGTTGATTGATTAAGAGACAGATGAGTTACGGTCTGTACGTCATATAATGCAATATCCCATTCATTTAAACTGCTATTGTTAGCGTCATATGATCCAGATTCTAATCTGTAGTCATAAACTCTTGCAACACCAATTTCTTTACCAACTGCTGAGGTGTCAGATGATACACCAACCCTTTGATCTCTAAGACTGAGAACATATGTATTACCAATTCCAATATCAGGTGCTCTAAGAGTTCTGTTTACTCTCAGAGTTGGACCAGTATTGTATATGATGGACTGATCTTCGATAGTCTTTGTTGTTCTTGGTTTTGGAACATCAATGAATGTTGGATTTGCAGTTTCAATATCATATCCACGAACAAATGCTCTACCTGGAGAAAACTTATAAAGTGCTAGATCATCAGTTGGAACCTGACCACTATAAGTTAGTTGTTGTGCATTAAATACACCCCTATTACCTCTTCCATTGTTTAGAGATTCATGAACAGAAACGTCAAATGCTTTAACATAATAATCACCAGATTCTGCAAATGTTCTTCTTGCAAGTATATCAGTCCAATCTTTAAATCCTGGTCCTCCACCAAGATCACCTCTTCTGGTTGGTGATTTTATATTGCCGTCTTCAATAATAGATAATTCGACAAACTGATCGTCGTTATAATCAGTTAATGGTTTTTTGAAAAGACTCACAGATATTTTTAGTCTATCTGCACCCGGTGCAGAGTAGTTATTAAATCCCTGAGAATTATCATTTAAAGTTTCGTCTGCATCAGCGTTGACAATTCCTTCAGTAACCTGAAGACCAACTCTATAGTTTGGGCTAGTTCCGTACTGATCTAAAAGGAGAGTTTCAGTTTGAACATTTACAAAATAACCCCTAACAAAATATACTCCTTCTTGAATCTGAAATGCAGATCCAGTTGCGGATGCGTCGGATGCAATAGCGTTTGCAAAAGGTGATCCAGCAGCAATCGTCGAATTTCCAAGTAATCCTGATGAAATAACCTGATTGCAAGTCAAAGACTCTCCATCAGAGAAAGTCTGAGTTGAATTATTTGTTGTGCTTGAGTTTAAGTAATTAATATAAAGGGTAAGATTTCCCCTCTCAGAATTTTCTGGTAAAAGTACTTTATCAACAACAGCACTTACTCCAGACAATTCTCCAGTAATTTTTGTCCCAACTAATTGTTCAGCATAAGCAGCAACAGGAACCCCAAGATATGTGTTTTGCAGTTGAACACAATAATATAATTGAGAGTATCCAGTATTCCCTGGAATTACTTTTGCACCTTCTTTAAAGAAATGCTGACCAAACCTTTCAATCTGATTCTGCAGAATAGACTGTAAAGTAGTTAATTCCCTCGCCTGTACTGGATATCCCGGTTTAAATAAAACTTTATGGAAATCGTTAGCAGAATCAAAGTCGTCAAAATATGGGGCTACATTGAGATTTGTTTGCTGAGACATAATTCTTTAGAACTGCAAAATGATTTTGATATCTTCTTTTTGGTTAGATGATCTGGTAATTGAAGGTCTGTTATCTACGTAGATAATATTACCTGCATGTTTTTTAACTTCAGGACCTGCAACCCCACTGGTAAATGACTGACCAAGATAATATGTTTTATTATTTATTATGGTTGAGATACCGCTAAAGGATGTATCAATTGCCAAATTAGATCCACTCGTTGGAATAATGGTTAAACTTCCACCGGACTCTGGTGCTGCGGTAAATGATTTCAAATCAAATCCATACGTAGGATTTGTTAAAGCAGTTCCTACAGTGTTAAAACCTGCAAGAGATCTATCTTGCCAATACTTTAAAACTCCTGTTGTTGCATCATAATTTACAACTCTACCAACAGCAGTGCTACCAGTGGCAACTGTTTGAGTAAAATATGAATCTGCCGTAAATGAAGCAGAACTATAACCAGTTCCGGTTAGTTTTAATGCGTTAAGAGCACTTGCTTTATCTGAAGTTAAAACCGTACCTGCTGTTACTTCTGGATTTTCTACAACACCAACTCTTGCAATTTGATTACCAGTTACAAAATCTGGATTTTCATTATCATTTTCAATTCTTGAATATAAAAGAACATTGAATGCTCCAAGTTCTCTGTAAATGTCTGCTCCATGACCTCCCTGTGGAGACATGATTACATCAAATGTTGGGATGGTTGTTCCCGTTGGAACTCCACCAGAACTAAGATTTAAACTGCCAAAAGAATATCCCGATCCTTGATTAGAAACTGTTACTCCACTAACTTTAGAATCAGCACCGACAGTTAAAGTGCATTCTGCTCCAGAACCATCACCTTCGATTGGAACTCTTGTATAAGTTTGATTTGCTGTTCCGAGACCAACTCCATCATTAGTTACAGTAACAATTTTGATTGATCCATCTACAGCATTATCTCTAACAGTTGCATTATCACTTGAGGTTGACCAGTCAGCAGGAACAGGCATAAAATCTGTTGATTCAAATTTTACAACCTCATTTGGTTTAATAGTATAAAGATATTTCCAAACATATCCATCACCACTAGATCCAGCAGATCTTGGTTCTAAATCTGTGAATAAAGGTTCATCCAAAGAGGGTTTGCCATTTGGATTATTTGGATCTGTTCCATTTTGCAAACAAATATAAACTCTAAAGTCACTATTCATTACATAGTAAAATGCAGAATATAGATTTGTGGCACCGGATACGGCTGCGGTATTGGTTACACTATAATCATGTCGATACATGTCATAGGTGGTGCCAGAAGTCCAATTTCTTTTAGGAATTACTTGCCTTACGTCAGAAGAGTTAATTTTCTTTAGAGCGATCATGGTATCCCAATAATCATTCTCTTCTGAAAAATTATCCTTAGGAGCGGGGGGATTTGTGTCCCAGTCACTTTGGTAATCTGATGGATTTGGTAGACCAATAAAAGAATAGTAAGAATTAGAACTGGAACTAACTCCAGATACAAAATTCTTTGCATTCAATATTCTAATTTGATCAGTTATAATTGCAGCCATTTTGTGCCAATTTAATGGAGTTTTTTTTATTTATTATGTATTGGATGGGATATAATTTTTAGATCTGAGTTGAACAGATCTTTCAACCCTCATAGAGGTATTAATACCGATTACCCCACCAGAGGTATATGCAGAGTAAGAATTCACTCCTGCTCTAGATGCCATTACAAATTTACCCCAACTGTAATCTCCATATCCAGCACTAGTTGTAGTGGATATAGTTCCTGCAGTTCCAAAAGTAAATGTATCATCAATGTTAACAAATACTCTTCGGAAAACAGAGGTTCCGATTCCAATAATCTGTCTTTCTACGTTTTGAACGTTTTGAACGACATAAACATTGTCAATAAATGATTTACCAACCCCTGCAGTAGATCCATCAGGATCAAGAGAAACGATTGAAGTTGATGCGTTACCAACATTTGATCTCGTAACCACAAAGTAATCATTTACATTAAGAGTGCTCAGAGTTACTGCTGTTCCAACAATAGTAGATTCTCTAAGTTTAGAATCATATGGTATATGTAGATCAAATATAAACTGGGTGGTAACTCCACTTACAGTTGTTGTTCCAAATCCAACAATAATTCCAGAGTCTCCGAGGAAGTTTGTAATAAGATTTTCTTCCTCACTATATGATGGAGAAGAAATCAATACACCAGGTGGTTTATCAGTTGTGTAACCTGTTCCAACATTAGTCAGAGAAAGAGTTGAAACAGTTCCTGCCGCGCTGATTGTTGCAGTGGCAGTAGCCGTGGTCAAACCTAACGTTACATCTTGCTGTGCAGTTCCAGCAATACTGACTGTTGGAGCAGATGTATATCCACTACCACCATCAGATATAACAAGAGACGATACTGTTCCTGCCGCACTCACCACTGCAGTAGCAGATGCTCCTACTTGTACAACTTGAGATACAAATTTAACTTTGTCTTGGAATAAAAGACTCGTGTCATTTTCATTTCTTCCATTGAACAGTGGTCTGATTCTATCAACATAAACGTGAGTGGATCCAATACCAACAGTTTTGGTTATGTATGCGTAAGGATAGATAAGTGGTTCATATAATTCTCTGTCCTTAGCGACACGTTTTTCATCGATAATTTTATCTTCAGTCTGTCTACACCATACAAGAGGTCTAAACAGAGTTTCATCTGTAGTATTACCAGGTCCAAAATATGGGAATGTTTGAACTTGATCGGTTGAATTAACTGCAGTAACTGTTCTTGCATCTTCCTGTAAGAACTGATCTTGTCCACGACTTGGATCATATCCAAGTGTAACTGTATCACCTTTTTTAACAGTTTCAATAACCTCTCTCAAGATAACATCCTGGTCATCTCCACTTCCCTTATAGAAAATAATCTTACAAGAGTCTCCAGGTTTTGGTGCTTCAGCAAATGTAATAACACTACCACCAGGGAATTGATATCCTTGACCAGGTTCTTGTAAGATATCATTTACAAATACAAGTAAGACTTGTTCAACATCAATCTTAGATCCTCTATTGGATCTAATTGAAATCAAGTTACCACCAAGAGTTATATTAAATGTTTTGGTTGCACCGTCAAAATTACCAGATGGATCGTCAAGAGTCTGTAAAGTTCCTATCGTCCAACCAGTAAATTCATCAGAGAATACTTTTTGAATATCCAATTCAAACTGATTAAATGTTCCAGAAGTGGGAATTCCAGTCAAACCACCAACAGGAATGGTAAGAATTTCTCCAGGAGCATATCCAACACCTTTATTATTAATAGAGAAGTCAATAATACTAGATCCATTACCAACAATAATGTCTATAGTTCCATTCAGTCCAGACTGAGCAGTTCCAACATAGTTAAGAGGAATATTAGTGTAAGACAGAGGATCATCAATCTCCACAAATGGTTTGATTAAAGTGGTATATCCAGAACCTGGATTCGTTATCGTAACCGAAGTTGATATGTTACCAGTTCCTGTCAAGATGGTTGCAAAACCAACATGACTCATGGTTGCAATCCCGGTTGCACTTTCACCAACACTAACATTTACAAATCCAACTTGTGGATTAGTAACAATAATTTTAGTTTGAGTTCCTTCAGAAATTATTGTGGAAATTGTATCTCCGGTCCCAATTCTAACAAAAGTAGCTGCCGTGGATACAATTGTTACTGGAGTAAAATCAGTTCCAACTCCGATTGTGCAATTAGTTCCACTATTCAAAGTTCCAATGAGACTGAGAACACTTCCGGTATTTTCCAGATAGATTTCTGTGGATCCAACTCCGACAGGAGATGCAATATCAGCAAGAAATTCATATTTTGTTGGAACTCTATATCCAGATCCAGTGTTTCCTACACTGATCAAAGAAATAGTTCCGAGTCCAGAAACACTGGCAGTTGCTCCAGCAGAAACTAAAGGTTGATATCCTAATCCTGCTGTAGATCCTACGGAAAGGAGAACTCCACCAAGAGGAAGTCCTGCAGTATTTACATCACTTGTTGTAGATGATGCAGCTCCCGTAAATGTAATAGTGGTAATACCGGCACTTTCTCCCATAGTATAGTTTGAACTATTTCCAGGTTCTTGGAAAATGTCATTAATTAAGATAACACCATTTCCAGTGGCTATGCCTGAAATTTCAGAAGATCCTGCAGAAGTAAGGACATACGTTGGAGTTGTTCCATCAAATTGATCTGAAAGACTGTCAAAGATTACATTTCCAGAGTAAGTTTCTTCTGTAGTATCTGGTGTACCAGATCTCATAAACATTCTTCCTTGGAAAGTAGATCCAGTTGTAATACCAATCCAATCTCTTTCATCTGGTCTATTAGTAATGCTACCAATGGGTTGTCCGCCATAGGGAGCATCAACAAAGTTGAGGACATTATCAATGATATTGTAGTTACCTACAACTTTAGTGATTGTATCACCAGTTGCTCCTAATCCAATTTTAGTTCCTAATTGACCACGACGAACAGTAAATCTGTTTGTGCTACCAATACCAACACCAGTGATCTTCATAATTTCATCACCCATCTTGATCAAATCAGATCCAAAGAATGATGTGATGCCACTCAGGAATACATCATTATCAACACTTGATACTCTATCTGCAAGAGTTTGAGTCTGAGCAGTGGATACAATAGGCGATTGAATTAAATTATCAAGAGCAAGCATGCACTTAGCATTTTGATTTGTTGCTATGAATCTATGAGAAGTTCCAACACCAACACTTTCAAGTTCAATAGGAACAGCAATTCTCTTCAGAGCATTTTCTGCACTTGATGCAAGTTTGATCTTATCGTCAGTAACTTTAATTACAAATATATCTTGGTTGATTGGAAGGAATTCTGTATTACCAAGTCCAGCAAAACTTGTAGTTGCAATACCGATAGATGATGTAATTCCACCATTTCTATCATAACGAATCGCTTCACCAGTTACGTAGAAGTGGTTAGGAATTCTAATGGTATCTGCATCAATACTAACAATATCACTATCGTTACCAACAAAATATCTCTCAAAAAGTGGAGCCTCTCTATGAGTTAAATTAAATGCTTTCTTAACAGCATTTTCAGTTCCTTCATACCTTGCATAATGTGAAACAATGAGACCATTATCAAAATCAATTTCATCCTTACTATCATCTTCAAGTCTCAGAGCATTCATAAATGTCTTAACCGTTACACCAATTCCAGCTTGTGGAGTGAAGGTCAGAGAAACACCACCACCAGAAGTTACTCTTGCACCAAATGTTCCAAGTCCAGTTACGTATGGCAAAGTGGTCTCAGTTTCTACCATACCAAATTCTTGAATATATGTTGTTGATGCTTGCTCAGAGGAAGAAAAATCATCAAGAACAAGCATTTCTCTCATTTCATGGTGATTGTGATTATTTCCGGTATCAGAAATTTGAACCATAAAGTATGCAGCATCATATTCAGGGAGATAAGATGCAACTGTAGTGATTCCAGGAGTTCCAGATGCAGCAATTGTTGTAGTTTGTGCATCAAGGAAAGCATGTTTCATTTCATTTGTTCCAAATCCAACAATAGATTCAGAGGTAATGCCGATTTGCATAGTGTTTGCAGTTACTGCTACACCCGCAATTGGAATAAAATCAATCTTGATAGTAGATCCATCAAAGAATGGATAGAACGTTCCAAATCCTGTTCCAACAAAAGATCCTTGATTTGTAGTCAACCTGCCAAATTCAGTTACATAGATTTCACTGCCATCGTGAACCATATTCAACTCATCATATTGATACTCATTATTTGTCAGATCTGAAACGCAAGAATAAACTTTCATAGATCTAACAGTGTCTGCAACAGAAACAACCGTTGTGCGACCACCTGTGCAGTCAACACTATCAGTCTGTATCTCAACTACGTTATCAAAGAATACTGTGCTTCCAACTCCAATTACATTGTCATCAAGGTGATATGCAATATTGACAATTTGATAGTCATTAAATGCAAAGTTATTGGGGAAGAATTGTAATGATGCGTTAACACCAGAAACAACCATATCAAATGAACCAAGTTCTCCAAAGGTATCTGTTCTTCCGTATTGATTAATGTATGCAAAAGTTCCGTCTTGAACCATTGTGACAATATCAAATTGTCTTTCACTAACAAATCTTTCATCCTTGGCATAGATGAAATACTTCATTGCTCTACTGTTATTAATATTAAAACTATCAATTAAAGCAAATCTTGATGATCTAGGATTGCTATTAAACAGTCCACTTACATTGTCAATCTCAACTGCCCTATTACCAAATGACTCAAAGTAATCTTGTAAAATTCTACTTGCAAAAATTACTTCATCGGAATATACAGAACCGGCTATGTCTAAAGAATTTTCTGCAACTAGATCAAAATTATAAACACAATTTAAATCAGCAACTCCATAAAGATCATTAACGACTGTAAAGTAAGACAATTCAGTTGATAATCCAACTGCCATTGAATTTGAAGTAACTTCAGAGAACGATGCTGGAGTTTCAAGTTGATAATCAGAGAATTTTTTAAATCCAGCAGTGTGATTAGTAACACTTACTGCATCATTCCAAGAATCATAATCAACTCTTGATCTGAGAGAATATGAGAAGTTTTGGTAGTAAAAACTATCCTGCACTCTCTGCATATTGGCATTTAAGAAACCAGAATCAGTTAATGATCCTTGCAGAACTCTAGATGTAGAATCAGTTTCAATTAAAGATTCATAAGTCGTAATTGAGGAAGCAATTCCTTGAGTTTTAGATGCAGTTCCTCTAATGACTTCATTGACTAAGAAATCTTTATTTGTAGAAACTCTAAGATCACCAGTTTTTCTATCCCAACTTTCAACAGTTCCTGAAGTAGTATCAGATTCAACTATTTCACCATCAGCAAAATTATTATCTTTTAATACAATATCAAAGATTGGGA